GTGCCGTCCCAAAGTTATGGGTTGCGGTCATCAACTCGCCCATAAACGAGGTGCACATGCTTTGGGTGTTTGCCATGGTATTTCCTTATGCAATGGATGCTGCTTCCGCAGCGAGGTGTGTCAGTGTTTGTTTCAATGCCACATGCGCCGAACGGTGAACAAGTTCTTCGCCCATCCAATACTCGACCCATGTAGTTCGCTCATTGTCGTTGTCCACAACACCCTCGCGCTTCTCTAGCAAGGAGTCGTCCATTGGACCTTTGGTGGTGGTGATTATCACGCGGGGCTCCTTATGAGATACGCACGATGGCGCTGTTGGCATCGGCTGTTGGGAAGATGATTTGGAAGGTGTCGTTGTTTACGGTCTTGTCTGCGCCAAAGTCCAACACAGCCACGGACTTGTTGCCCTCGGTTGAGTTGTAGATCAGAGCTGCGCGGGCCGTGAAGGTCGCGCTTGTCCAAGAAGAGTTGGCAAAGCTGAAGAAGGCCGTTGGGGTACCGCTGCTGTTGTTCGCTGCCACAGGTGTCACCGTGATGGTCAGCGTGTTGCCCCCAGCCGTGTAACCGCTGCCCACAACTTCGCCCGTGGCCGTGTAGGCCGCAGTGGCGTAGCCAAGGTCGGCAGCCGCTGTGTACAGCGCGATCTTGAACGTGTCGGGCGATGTGGGGCCAAAGTTGTGGATGCCTTGCGGCAGCTCCACTTTGAACGATGTGGTTGCGGTTTGTAGAATCGCCATATCAGGTCACCCCGTTGTTTTGTGGCAGGGGCGGTGCACGGAATTGTCCGTTTCTGTACGCGTCCGAACGCTCCAGCCCATCGCCCAGACGCTTGGCCAACATCATGGCTTCTTTGAACTTGCCGTCGTAGACCTGCATCATGTCTTGCTCACCCTTCATGTAGGTGTACGCCTCGACCAAAGCGCCGTAAAGCAGCACGCTGTCAAAGTTATCGCCCAACCACGAAGTGCCCGCATCAACGATCGACGGGGGGTAGTAGAAGTAATGCAGCTCGACCACGTATGTGGCGTTTGGCGTTGGCCCCAAGATGAACGTCAGCTCGTTGATGTCGTTAGACTGTGGCCCGAACAACGCGTAGTACTTGGGGAAGCCCGTGCTGGAAGGGGTGGGGTACGCTTGCCGGATGAAGTTGACATCCTTGTTGAGCAGGTACTCGTACGCGCCCGTAGTGTTGTCCACCACAGCCATTGAATGCGCTGACAAAAAGTCGTTTGGGCAGGCCAAGTACTTGTTGTTATTTGTGACGGAGCCCGTCACGTTTTTGCGCAGCGAGGGGAACTGCACCATGTTGAAGATGCGCTGCTCAGCCTGCTTCACAAACACGGGGACCTCCGCCTCAAAAGCGGTGTCTTGGTTGTCTGTGTAGGCGATGATCGCCGCCTTCAACTCGGTGTAGTTCATTCAGACCTCACGCCATTGGGCCACGGGCCATCACGCCTTTGGTAGCTGCGCCAGTGCCACGAATTTTGATACCGCTGGTTTTGACGCCGGGGTAATCATTACTGTGGACGTTAGCCACAGAGACGTTCATGTCGCGCATGTACTTCTTGTTGTCCGTGTCGGGCAGCACGGCCTGCGTAGCAGCAGGCTTGGGGGAGCGGTACGTTGCCATATCAGCTCCCTTTGCGGCCGGGGGACTTCTGGTTGGCCACTTTGGCCAAGTTGCGTCCCATCTTCAGCATATCGCTGTTGGTTTTGCCGCCAGCTCGCATGCCTTTTACGGCAGCGTCTGGATGCGCGGATTTAATGCCTTTGGCCATGTGGGCCTTGAGTGCTTTTGTAGCGTCCATGTCAGACTCCTTACGTTACGATATACCTGTTTGATTTGCTGCGATTTGTTTTCGCAGGGATTACTTGCAGATTATGCGGCACATGCAACCCCGACACAAGCCGCCCCTGAAGCGGAATTTTATGATCCACTTGCCACTCAAATCCAAAAATTTTTGTGCGAAGTGCCGCAAGTTCATACGCCTGCTCAATCATCCAAAAGTCGTCTGGCGTAAGCCAAGCAGGAGTTCTTTTTCGTTTTGAAAGCTGGTGCTTCCTGCTCCACGCGTTTACTTTTGCGGGGTTATCCTGTCGGTATCTCCGCGTTGCCTCACGAGCAAGTGGCGCGTTTCGTTCGTACTCTGCTTTTCTTGCGCGCATTCTACGTTCTCGGTTTTCTTGTCCCCACTGTTGCGCTTCCACTAAGGCTTGTGCTCTGTTTTTAGCATAGTACTCCGCACGCGTCACTTTCATGCGCTTTTTACGGCAACAAAAACATTGCCTGCGTTGCGGCTCAAAATCCGCCGCAGGCTTTTCTACGCCACAAAGGTTACAGGTTCTCATGTCAGTACCGTAACAGTTCCAATTGATATTGTAAGCGCCAAGTAGTTTGGAGTTAACCCATCGGTAAAAAGCCTTGCACCCCCAACCGGTGCCCAGCCCCATTGGGTATCTCTCGACCCGCCGGTTAGGTTGCCTGCTGCGTTGGGTCCGGCCGTCACGTACGTCGTGTCATTGCGCGGGTTGCGCACCGCTTGTGGGTCGTCCACAGGATACATACCCAACTGGAGCTGCGGCTGATCGGGGTCCCAGCACGAGTCACAGACCAAGAGATTGTACGTCTTGGTCTTGATCACCTCTTTGCGCAAGGAGGTCAGCTTAAAGCGAAACCCACAACGATCGCACTGGGCGATCGAGTTCTTGCCGGACGCAAAGCGGTTGCCCATTTACGTGCCGCTTCCAATGAACATCTGACGGGGCACAAACCGCACTGCGGCTTTCTCACGGTCCTCGTCGCTGGCCAGTTGCCACGCTTCGTCGTATTGCTGCTTCAAGATTGGCAGGCGCTCAGCCCCACCGGGCACCTTCAGGGCCAGATAGTACGCCAGCCCGGCCACCATGCAGGGGATAAACCGAAAGGGCATGTCCATCGTGTTGACGCCGTTGCCAGCGTCTTGGATGCGCCTCATGCGCCAATACACGAACACGTAGGGCTGTGAGTCGTCTGGGGTTGGCCAGACGGTGATCCGGGGTGTGTCCAGACGCTCAATCCAGACCTGAATCGGCCGGGCTTGCTGCAGCTTGTTGGGGATGGTGGCGTAAGTAGAAACACTGATACGCGTAATGGTCAGGTCGGCTTGCGTTGAAGCGCTGCCAGCGCCCGTACGGATCACATGCTCCAGCAAGTCCACGGTGTCTGTGGGCAAGTTGTATGTGGCCGTGCCCGCTACCAGATTGATGGAGCCCTGCTCGAACGTCCACATGTTGATGCCACGGTTGGCCCAATCAGCAAACATTAGATTCAAAGACCGGCGGGCGGTCTTCAGGTCGTAGCCAGTCCGCAGCTCACCACCGCAGCGCTCAAACGCTTCCTCAACGATCTCAGTCAAGTCGAGGTTGAATGCGGAAGTGCCGGAGGTTGCCATTATCTAAACCCTGCTGTTTTCTTTGCGATGGTCTTGGGTTGACTCACAAACTGCTTGCCTACGGCTTTACCAGCCCGCTTGGCCTTGGTTGTAGCAGCGTATTCAGCCGGTGACAATGCTTTTATGGCAGCCTCGGGCAAATACCGCTCCCCCGTCTTGGAAGACGGCTTGCCGGACTTGGTGCGCCATTTCTGGTCACCCCAATCCTTGAGCGATTTTTGCGGGGCTTTCATCTCATTGTGCCTTTGGTCTTGCCTTTGACGCAGCAACCATCGGCGCGGGAGGAGGCAGAAACTTTGCCGCCCGATTTAAACGTCTTGCGGTACTCAACCCCAAACTTCTGAGGTTTTACAAAAGCATCCCGTCCTTCTGGCTTCCCTGCCACCAGGTCCGCATACGCGCCAATTTCTGAGTCTTTACCCAGTTTTTTGGATGCGGAAAAACGAGCGCCCGCCCCCTTAAACTGTTTATCCAGTACCAGAAACTGGGGGTTAACCTTAAAATTTACATCTGCTTCGTCAGTCACGATAGCCACCTCCGGCGGTTTTGTATTTCTTCGCCACAAGCTGGGCTTTGCGGGCTGACCACTGGCCTGCTCCGGTGCCCTGCGTTGCAGCAGCTTTGACTTGGCTCACAATCCGCTTGCGCAGACTGGGCTTGGTGTAATTGCCAGCCGCATTGACTTTGCCGCCTTCAGCGTACTGCGTGAAGTCGGTGTCATCCCGGCGAGCAGTGCGCTTACCTTTGGGCATTTTGGAGGGGGAGATGTTCCCCATCCCGCGACTGGCCATCATGTCAGCAAGCCTTGCCGCCCATAGCCATCTTGACCATGGTGCCCTTGGTCTTGCCCTTGGTTGCGCAGCCGTCTGCGCGTGTGACGCCGCCCTTGGCAAAGGGTTTGCCTTTCGGCTCCATCATCTTGCCTGCGGATTTAGCGCCATCTTTTTTCTTGGCCATCATTGCCATGAAGCCGGGGTTCATTTTGGAAGCCATAGTGTCACCACCTTTTTTGAATTTGCGGCCCTTGTCCGCGTTGGAGAACTCTTTGCCCACGGATTGTGGGACGCCTGTTTTCTTCGCAAAGGCTGGGTTGTTGGCCACAGCCGCCATGAAGTTGTGTTGCTTTTTACTCGTGCTGGGCATGGTTGCCCCGTAGGTTGTCAATCTTGCGCTCAAGTCGGTCAAACCGGTCCATCAACTGCTGCATGTCAGCCCGAAATTCGGAGCGTGTGATGTGATCACGCGCCACTTCCTCGCGGGTGCGGTTCAGCAAAATGCTGAGCCGATCCAACTCATCAAACCTGCCTTTAAGCAAAAAGCCCATGATCGCCACAATGGCGCTCAAAGCTGCGTTCCAGAGCATCATTTCCATATCAGCACTTCCATCGCGCCAGTGACGCGGCTTTACGAGTGGGCTTGCCCTTCTCGTCTTTCATTGGACCGGGCATACCTGACATGCGTGCGCAGAACGAGTCCTTGCGCTTGCCACCCTGCGGCTGCGGGGCTTTGAGGTTGCTGCCAGTGGCGGCATTGTATTTGGCGCGGCCTTTGGCTGTCAGCCCAGCACCTTTGGAGGCGGGCAGTTTTTCACCACGGCCGACAGCAAGGGATGGGGTCTTCTTAGCCATAGAACACCGTGATTTTTGCGGAGGCAGGCAGCGTTACGTGCATGTCTTCGTAGTACAAAATGCCTTCACCGGGAATAGGTATACCAAACGCTGCCAAATTGGTAGAGATGTTGAACTGCAAGCGAATAGTTCCTGCCGCGCCGCCATCCCGGATGATTACATCACCTGCTGTGCCGCCCGAAAGGCATTGATACCCTTTGAGACGGTTGCGTCCAGAGACAAGTGTGCCGGTAGCCTCGGCGTGCGCCGCTTTTACGTCATACTGCATCGTCATAATCAATCTCCTTTAAAACAGGGGCCGAAGCCCCAGAGGTTGATTAGGCAGTGCGTGTAAACACGTATGCAGTGGCGCTGGAGAACATGATGGTAAATCGTGCCAGACCAGTGGTGCCAGCGGCGATTGTCAGGTCACCAAAGCTACCGGGGGTATCAGCAGCAGCGCTAGACAAAATGCCGTTGGTCGCAACAGCAATGGTCACGGTGTTTGCACCGGCAGTATTGTCTACGTACAACTCCAGCACAGTGCCGCGAGTTGCGCCAATAGCAGCACCAAGGTCTGTACCTGTAGGCAAAGTAATGGTGGTTGCGGCTGCCGAAGTGGATGTGATGTAACCAGTTGCAACTTGTGCTGCGGTAGCAGTAGCAGTGGCGTTAATCGCAACAGTTGTTGGGTGGTTTTGATCAGTGAACACCAAATTGGTGGTCGTCAGATTAGTTACGCTGGTCGTAGCGCCAAAGGTGGCATCGACGGTAACTGCGCCAGTAACAGCGCTGACAGAAATGTCTTGAAAGCCGTTCTCGGAACGAACTGGGCCGGAAAAAGTCGTATTGCTCATGATGATTCCTCACATGCGAGTTGAGGTGCATCTGTCTGCATGACGTCGGCCCGGAGCCGTCAGATACACCGGAAAGTCCGGGGGTGGTGGCAATATATCACTGGTTTGTGGCATGGTCAACGTGCTTGTTGGACTTTTTTAAGTTTTCTTCTTGGGTGATGACCCGTAGGTTCCACGGCACATGCAGGCCGCAGACCTCTTCGCCACGCAGCGGGACGATGTGATCGACCACGTACTGCTCACCGGTCGTCTGAGTCATGGTGATGGCAATCTGGTAAATCTGCCGGATTTCAGACTTCTGTTTTCGTGACAGCCACTTTGGCGTGGCGTTTCGATGCTTCCGCCTGCGTGCCTTGGTATCGGCCCGAACCTGCGTTTTGTTGTTTGCTTTCCACGCATTGCGGTACTCCCGCAAAACGGCGGCAGGGCGAGTCGCCGCAGCAGCAATAACGGCCTCACGGTTTTCTTGATACCACTCATTCTTACGCTCTTTGATGTCCTCCCGTTTGTTGTACTCCCGGAAGTATTCGGCACGCGTCTCCGCAGCCTGCAACCACTCAACCTTCAAGCACTCTACGCAGGCCCCTTTGGTCTTGCGTGGGGCGATGTGGCCGTGCTTGCAAGGCTTGCCTGTGAAATAGTGCGCGGCTCCGGCAGCCTTGGCTTCGGCTCGGGTCTTGGGTAGGTTTGTAGTGTCCATATCGGCTCCTGTGACTTAGTAACAGGTAATGTACCAGATACACCATAAAAGTCAAACAGGCAAGAAAAAAGGCCCCGAAGGGCCTTTTTGGAGTACTTTACGTACTAGGTTTAGGTAGAACCCGAAGAGCCCCACATACCCAATGGGTCAGACCAGCCGAACGAATAACGCTCGCGGGCCTTGTAACGGACGTTGCCGGTGTCGAAATCACCATCCATCGAGGTCTGCAGGGCAGAACGCTCGAAATGCTTCATGCCGTTTGGAACGTCGGTGCAAAGGAACCAAGCGTTTGTGTCGGTCAAGAAGTTGTTGACAGTGTAGCCACCGGAGATGGTGCCCATTTGCTTCAACGCGTTGATGTCGTTGTCAGCAGTACCAACACGCAGCTCAGTGTCAAGCAAACGCTTGGCAACGAACATCAGTGCTGGAGGGATGACCAACTTGACAGGCTTGGCTGCAATCAGCAGGCCACGTTCGTCAGTCCAAGCAGCGATCTGGATCGTTGCGTTTTCCAACGAAGTCTCGTTCAAGTCAACACCAGTAGCTGGGCTGTTGAAGT